CTCCTGGTAATAAATCCGTAACTACCCCGTTTGGGTTCTTTGGTTTTTATTGCATGTTACCAACGCAATTTCACTTTGAAAATTTATTCCACCTGTTGTTTAACAGGGGGATATGGGTTTTCATCCCATGTGTATTTCTCACAATACTTTAAAATCTGTTCCTGATAAGTCGGAAAAGATCCTACTAAACCTGTGAGATTACATTCTTCTGCAACTAATTTCAATTGTTCACAACGTAAAGTATATTGTTCTTTACCGTAATGAGCATATTTATCTAGTGCGTCTTTAATTGTACATGCAGCATGCAATTCTTCAGTAATCTGAGATTTACCATGTGCATGTAACATTTTGCAAATAGAAGATTCATCAATTTTTGCACGATATAATTGTAATTCTTCATTCCAAACAGCATCATGTTTTAAGAAACCTGCTTCACTACCATGAATGAAAGGCACTGATTTAGCCTCCTTATCAGCCATAGTGTAAGTTATATCACTAAGAGCCAACACTCGTGCTATATTTGTATGATTATAAGAATCATATCCTTCCTTAACAGACATAATATTATCGTCTCCATATGTCATCAGTGAAACAACATCAGAATATAATGGTGTTCTCCACCAACGCTCTTCCGCAGATATATGATAATAGACATATCTCATATATAAACTATTAACAAGAGAATTAGTTACTACTGTCAAAGGATGTCCTGATGGATTAGAACCGCAAAATTGTACTAATGTTCCAAAATAATCATAAGTAGGGGAGCAAATCTCAGTTGCAATTCCCCTCATGATAGTTAAATCATCAGCATCGTAATTTCCGCTCACTTCAGCCAAATTAATCAAAATTTTAAAACTGGCAAGCATAAATCTCGGCGACATACGTCCGTCGAAAGACTTATAATCACCTGCAACTACTCTGTTGATTCCGTGTTTATATACTTTCTTCATCATGCTAGTCCATTCTGGTGATTCTACATTAAGTCCAACTGCACATTCGAAAGTATCTTTATTATCTTGCATTAAAGCAGAAATACTCAAAAAATATTTTCTTACTAACATAATAAAATAAATATTACATCCCGCAAAAACACGCACTTTTTTCTTACCAATTTTAGTAGGTTCATCTTTGAGCGATGCTTTAAAAACAGTATTTATACGGTTGCCATTCAATAATGTTTGTTCCAATTTCTTAATTTCAATTATAATATCTTGATCAATATCGCGAGGACATGAAACACCTTCAACTTTCCTGTCAGAAATTGTCACAAATTGTGTTTTTGGGCCAGATAAAGGAAATCCACATGCCGTGTTAAAATTCATAGCATTAATGCCAACAACTCCATCTAAACCCGCTAATACGATATCATCTTCTAATTTACCTAAGCGATTTAGTTTTCCTTTTAATTTTTGATTCAACGTAATATCAAAATCGATTACTGCTTTATCAATTAATGCTGAATCAAAACGAAAAGCTGTATTGACCTTATTATCAATATCAACTTCCTTATGCATAATATCTTTCATTTTATGAGGTTTATCGTGCATTTTCTCTAAATTCAAATGCTCTGTGACTTTCTCAGAAATAGAAGAAGTAACCACCTGTGAACTAGGTGTAGCACCTGGTTTGTTGTGAGCTCCAAAAATCACACAGCGAGCATCACTATCCAAATTATTGGTAACACACATAGTGTGAGGTTTTTCCAAAGGACCAACATCAACACCACCTAATTTGGTTTCAAACGCCTGACCAGCGTGTGAAGGTAAAACTGATGGTTTCTGAGCTATAACTTCAATCGCACTTAACAGTTGTTCTCTTGTAAGAAAACCTGCTGCTGCAGTGCAATTTTTGCCACCTAAGTGAAAACCACCAATAAATGGCATATCCCTATTGTCTTTAGCCACAAAAGTGGCCATACATAAACCTTGAAATGTTTGATTTGGAAAATAATATGTTAAAGATTCAAATAAACCGCCAAGCGTAGTTCTACTGGTCCCTCTAGTGCCAAGTATTTTATTATACATTTTGATTTCACCATGATCATTATAAATCATGTCACCAACCAATTGTTTTCCGTGGGAAATTTTACCAGGAAAATATTCAGTTAAATCTCTTTGATCTCCTAACTCTGGAACATACCAAAGACAGAAATCAGTACTAGGTATCTTGTAACAAGAATTCATATTAATAATGACTTTCTTAGGATTAGTATTAGCCTTCGTAATCAAAGCTTCAGCATTGTAATTGGGTACAACATGAGCAGGTAATAACATCATATTCCCACGAACTGGTATACAATTACAAAAACGTGTACTACCAGTGTTGGTTTTAATATGAATCATCATCAATCTCTTCTTCACCATTCCAATTAATTGTTCAGGTGTCGTAGATCGTGCTGTTCCTTCGATTTTAGGATTAAATGTAAAACGTTTATAACGTTCATGTTCATCCCAAAATTCATTTGCTTGTTTCTCGGTAACTTCATTAACTTCTGGGCGAACATAATCTGCGCCTTCTGATACTAATCGTGCGTATAATAATTTAACAATTTTTGCAATACAAGTTAAAGTGGTAATACCACCCACATAAGATAATAGCTTAATTCTGTCTACCATAGATAATGCGCGTAAAAAATCACTAGGTCTTTTACATTTGCGTACAATTAAACGAATGTATAAACAAGCAATTTTATGCAAAAGCCACCTATGACTTTTAACTGTAACGACCAAGAAAACATAAATATAAAAATTAGGACCATAATACATACTTAATAATATGTAAAATAAGCTAACATAATAAAGAAAATGACAAAAGTATTTTTCTAAAATCCAATTTTTGCAAACGTCTAAACTCGCAAAATTATAAGCCCAATTACTAAGCCTGTAAAAAATTAATTCTTCCAAATCATAATAACTTTGTAAAATAGTATCCAATAAACCGAATTCAGAATCCAAAATCTCATCGGATTCACGACTTAAGCTGATTGGAAAACCCTCATCATCCAATTCAATTTCAACATTAGCGCGTTGTGTATTAACAAAACTCCTTTGTTGACTGAAATGTTTTTTAGTACTTTCTCTCAAATAGTCCAATAAGAAACGCAAATCTACATTAATCATTTCTTTACCCTTAAAAATAATAGGAGTATAAGAAACTCTGGCATGGCGAGAAATTCCTTCACGAATATTACCAGCATGCAATAAAGGTCTCTCGACAGTAAATAATGCAAAATCTGGATAAGCCGCGCCAGTAAATGCGTCGGCAACTTTGGCTGAATCAAGCATAGCTGAATCACTTAATTGAAATTCCGTTTTGACAGTTTGTGTTATAGTAATATCAAAACGTCTGGCAACAGAAAGAGGTTCATTCGAATAATGTTTAGCGTTTAAATCTTTTACATTTGTAGTAGCTAAAACTACTCTAGGTTCAATCATAATATTACCTTTCAATTCAGCATTTGGATTCAAAGCAGATTGTGGAGAATTATTAATGAATTGGATGACTTTGAGTAAAGGATTTCCTTCAGTTGTTTCAACAGTACTATTACATAAATCATCCAATATAACTCCTGTATGATGTGTACGAAATTCAGATTGGAATTTATCGGCTTCGTTCAAAACAACAACCGAATCAGCTGAAGATCTAAAATTATTAATCTTCAATACGTAACGTGTTAAAGCATTTGCAATCGACGATTTACCGACTGAAGAACCTCCAAATAATAAAATTCCATATGGTTTCATCCTAATGAAATCTTTTTGTGCGGCTATGCGCTTAGAATGCAAAATCTTTAATTCTTTCAGCTTTGGAACATAATAAGTTTTTTCCGTGTTAGCTGAGATCATTGAAGTAGCTGCATCGATTGCTCTTTGAATGCGCAAATCAAATTCCTTAATGTCTTGTTTATCACAAATCTTACCTGTGTCGATAAGCATTGCAGTTGATAAGACATATGTATAATCTTCTTCAAACACACCATTAATAGCATCTCCATAAAAAGCTTCAAAACCCTTCTGTGGAAATAATTTAATGGCGTCAATAATGCTAGATAATAAAGCATAACAAGCATCAAAAAGGTCTGTTAATTTGACCTTATTTCTCAATCTCGTAGGCGAATAAATGTTCACACCTCTAATTTCAATAGAAGTACATTCTATATACTCCAATGAAACTAATAGATCCAATATGTGATGTAATTGTTGCATTAAAGAACAAGCTCTAATGTATCCAAAAATTGTGTAATATTTATCAAAATCTATTTGTGTAAATGAAAAAATATAAAGAAATAATTCGTTACAATATTCTTTCGTGCGAGTAAAATTATCCTTAAAATATTCTTCAGGTTCGGAACCTGATTGAGAATTCATACAATTTGTAAAATAATCTTTCGCCTCCTTCCAAGGAGCACGTACATAATTGTAAGCAGTATCTGCATCGGCTAAAATTGGAATGCCAAGCTTTTCTAATCTTCGCTTAATACGCGGATCATTCACTGCTTTCACCATAACACGAACAGTCAAATTAAAAAGTAAAGAAATTGTGTATGTACATACAAATATACATAAACATTTAAAAAGTCGCTTATAGAAATTGATAATATTTCTAAAACGATCATTTTTATTTCTTTCTTCTTCACCAGCTTGTGAATTAAGAACGATGTGTTTGGTTGATTTTTTACGCGTATTATTATTTTTAGATGAATGTTTTTTGCATTCTTCTATATAATTTCGGCGTTGGCGATCTGCCTTAGATTTGCGCTTATCAGCAGCATTTCTATGACGTTGTTTGATCTCGTATTTCGCAATACGGTCTTCTTTTCCTGATTGGGAAAGAAGAACTTTGTTGTTTATGCATGCATAAATGCATGCAACTGAAATCACTAAAAATAGTGACCAGAACCCTTGTGTGGTGTTTGTAATTGTTTCTCTAATAAAGTTGTAATTAAACATGGTAATAAGAAAAGGGGTAATATCAGTAGTCTTAAAGACTAAATAATAACAATCACAAAACAACTAAAAAGTTGAAATTATCAATCTAAATGTCTCATATATGAAACATAGCCTTGGGTAAATTACGGGTAACCACACCCTACACGCCGGGACGTGCTGAAACCAAGGTTATCTCATATAGTATTGAGACCTATAACATGCGGTACGTCGCATTAATTGTAATCCAAACGACCAATTATTCCTAATAAATATAATATAAACTAAAACACTCTTAACTCATCTTGTGTGAGTGTGTTTATTATAGTAAAATCATATATATAGGGGGGATTCGTCTGAGCAAACAAAATGTCAGGTCTAATCATTACAATCAAATTTCCATTTTAGTGGAATTGTAAATCGTAGGCTAAGCATGGGTAATATTCTCCTGATTTTAAAAAAGAATAAATTTACCATCTTAGCAATTTAAAAATTTGTTTCGGTGTTTTGATACAGATAAACACTTAATAAAACTGCGCCCAGTGGACGATTTAAAGTTCAGCAAAAACTTTTTTCTTAAAATGATAGTACTCTATCAACGAGATAAAATAAATTAGTATACATAAGCAAAATCACGGTAATAAAAAACGTGAAGTTAGGTAAGCAAATCATTCATAATAGGGTCAAAAAGAACCTACTATGAAGTTGCTAATTGACACTAAAACTTATATTTAATTAACAAGGTAAAAGAAACTTGTTAAGATTTAAATAGAAATTTTGATATGGGTAATAATAACCATAACAAAGACTATTATAACTAAATCAAATAAAATAAAGTATACAATAAAATTAAAAACAAGCATGGTCCGGTGCTAAACGGACAATAACTCATTAATGGAACTCTATATAGGTAAAA